AGAATAAATTTGACAACTTAAACTTTGTTTATTATTGTCATCGTATAAAAGAATACTAGGTGCTTGAATGACCTAAACTTCCTGTTTGGATGGAAGTAGATTTTTAGAGCTTTATGATGGAAAAAGTATGTCTGGCTTAGTGCACGACCAGAATACTCTACTTTTCGTGAGAAGTAGTTAACAAAAAGTCCCCGTTCAAGGATAATCGGAAATCCAGCGGTGGTAGATCCCGCTCCAGACCCTGTAGTGTAGTACATGAATTACACAAACAAAACCCAAACACTGTTTGCGCTCCTAACTCGTTCCCAAACCCCTATCTATCTCCTATGAAAAGTTGCCTATAAGTATAAATAACACTTATAATTATAGTTTAAAATGCAGAATCAAGATAAGAAACCGAAAACGACCATGGTAACTCTTGGTGGTGTACCTGTTGAGCAGCTCTACACCATTACCAAGAAACGCAAAAAATCCCCGAAGCGCACGAAGAAACCTAGCAATTTAGTTTCTCGTAAACTTAATGAATTTAAACCACATTCTGGATATGAATCCATACGTGGTTTATCTGCTTCACTCACCGACTTTGCCGGTGTCATTAAACTCCTTTGTAAAACATCAGCTGTGCCAGCCAGTACAGATATTGTTCGAGAAATTGAGGGTATGGGTGCCCTATTTATCGCTATACAAGGGTGTGATTCTATGATCTCTATATTAGCTGTCATAACACTGTACTTACAACGTTATCATGACAAATCTAATGTAGCAGTTATTTTAGATCACATAAAGGCTATCTTTGAGTTTGAAGCTCAAGGTGGCGAAGAATCTACACTTAGATTAGAAGAGCCTGAGTGGCTCACATATATCAAACGTGTAGAGAATTGGAAGGAAATTATTGCCCACAAATTCTTTCCAAGATTTTCTCAGATGTTGTCCATTCTAGTTCTTACAAAGATGTTCGACATTTCAGAACTTACGTTTTCTATTAATGAACTTGTTGTTGTTCAACCAGATTTGAAAATGATTCACGGAACCGCTTTTGATATCATTGATGCAAGCATTTCTACCATTATATACTTTGTTGAAAACATTTATTATTCGTATGTCAACAAGTCTATTAAACCATTCTTTATGGATGATGATACAGCTGTAGAATTAGATCAAGAATTTGCTCTAGTTACTACGTGGTGGAAATTGGTTGCTGTTGGTAACCTCAAAAAACATACTGGAAAAGATCCACGCGAATTTAGCATGAGATTAGAGAAGCTTACTAAGCGACTCAAAATTCTCATGAATGATAAGCGTGGAATAGAACGTAAGATAATTGGTGACAAGTTTGCCAAACTGTTGGATATAAGAATGTGCTTTGAGCGCCTCAAGGATGCAAATGGATTAAGAAGAGCGCCCTTTGCTCTTCAATTTTATGGTCCTAGTGATGTTGGTAAAACAACTTGCGCGGCTCAAATGATTGATGCACTTCTCTTATCTGGAAATTTTGATACTGGTAAACAATATCAGTACAAACGTAATCCAACAGATGAATATTGGTCAGGAGCACACAGCGATCTCTTGGTTGTAGGTTTTGATGATCTTACAAATACGAAACCACAATTTGTTAAGAATTCACCACTCTTTGAGTGGTTGGGAGTTAATAACAATGAAATTTTCCAACCGGCTATGGCTGATTTGGAGAGTAAAGGTAAAGTTCAAATAGAACCAGTTGTTACATATTGTACCACAAATAAGAAGGATCTCGATGCCTACACTTATTCTGTATGTCCTTTTTCTATACAGAGAAGATCTCATGTTGTGATTACTGTCAATGTTAAAAAAGATTACCAGAAGATAGTCAATGGCAAATGCCAAGGATTAGATTCAGGGAAAGTTTTTGACCATTATCAATCCAAGGGAATTAATCCTCCCTTTGATGATATTTGGGACATTACCGCAGAAGTCGCTGTTTGTCCTGATAATCTGTCACAAATTGCAAAATATTCAATTATTGAATTTAGAGGAAAGCGCATGAAAGATGTTGGCATTCGCACCTTAACTCAGTACTTGATTGAAAGATTTCACAAACACCTCGATATTCAAGAGA